GCCAGAGATTATCTGGATTGGGTGTCCGCGCGTGACAAGCTGCCCGGTGCCGGGAAACAGCCTTAAAACGGCGGGCGATCTGGCGGCGGATAATCGCCAGCTTGAGGCCGCACTCGCCGCCTGCGGGCTGCAGGTCGAAATCATCAAGGACTGCCAGGAACAACACGATGCTGAAACCCCAACAATTGCGCCAGGCGCTGACAGACAGCGTGCCGGAGCTGCAGCGAAACCCTGACGCACTGAACGTGTTTATCGACAGCGGGCGCATCGTTTCGACGCTTGCCAGCTCGCTGTCGTTTGAATACCAGTACCGGCTCAACATGGTCATTACCGATTACGCCGGTAACATCGACCTGCTGATCGTGCCGCTGCTGGCATGGCTTCGGACAAATGAACCCGACATTATGGCAACCGAGGAAAAGCGTCGGACGGGCTTTACCTTCCAGGCGGATGTTATCAGCGATACGGCCAGCGATATCAGCATCGAGCTGCAGCTGAGCGAGCGCGTGATCGTGAAGCGGGCCGACGACGGGCTGCATGTGACGCACGTTGGTGAGAACCCGCTGCCGGAGAATGACGCGCGGCCGGTGCAGCTTAATGTTCACGGCGAGCTGGTCAGCGAGTGGCAGACATGAGCGAGCTTCAGCTTGTAAATGACCGGCTTGAGGCGCTTATCAGCAGCCTGTCAGCCCCGGCGCGTAAAGAAATGGCGCGAACCATTGGCCGCAAGCTGCGCGCGAGTCAGCAGCAGAACATTAAGCGCCAGCAGGCACCTGACGGCACGCCGTTTAAGCCCCGTAAAACGCAGCCGGTGCGCAGCAAAAAGGGCCGGATAAAGCGCGAGATGTTCGCAAAGCTGCGCACCGCTAAACACATGAAGACGCAGTCCAGCCCGAATGAGGCCGTGATCGAGTTTGCTGGCAATGTGCAGCGCATGGCCCGCGTGCATCATTACGGGCTGCGCGACCGGCCGTCGCGTAACGTCAAAGAGGTGCAGTATGAATCTAGGCCGTTACTAGGTATAAGAGAATCCGATCTGGAAATGATTTATGATGAGTTAATGCTTACATTATCTGAATAGGTAAAAAATGAGATTTAGTTCCCTTAAATTCAAACTGTCGGAAGCTGTTAATAAAACCAAGCCCTTTAGCTTTATTAACATATTGTTCCATGCAATTGTGATTAGCTTAGCTTTGAGTTTCATCACTGTTCTCTTTTCGATGTTGCTTATGAGTTCTTTAAATGAATTTGAGAAGTTTATGAAATTATTCTGGCCTATTATTGTATTTCAATTGGCAGCTTTGGGTTTTGTATACAATATCAGGCGACATTTATCTGAGGATTATTACAAAGAGGCTAAAGAGCAACTTAGTAAAGCTTATGAGAATCTCCATCATTTCAAAGATGGTGTGCTTGATAATGATAGGCTGCGCTGGCTTACTACAGCAAGAATGCTTTCAATTTCAATCATGCTTTCAAAAAGAATCATGATGTCTTCTCACAAAATTATGTACAGAGAAGAGAAGCAATTTTGGCGAATGAAGTTTGTTGATTTAGTGACTGATTTTCCGTCTGAGTTTTATGCGGAATCTCCAAAGCATCTCATAATGCATTCTAGCGATGTGAGGGCTCCTATCGCTGAGTCTTCATTAGTTGAGATTTATGACTTTATGAAATGGCCTGATGACTATGTCGACCCGCTTCACGACAAAAGATTTTCCAGTGAGGAAATAGAGAGTATGACAATTCGCGGCCCCAGAGGATTAGGTTATCTTTTAAAAGCCCACAGAGAGTTAAAGAAAAAGTCCTGAACATGTTTGTTGGTCAATGACCAAAAACAATCCTTTTGAGAATGCAGATTGAATTCTGCATTCTCACTCCATGAATGAACAACTCTTCGAAATTCAGCGCCTGCTGCGCAACCTGATCCGCATCGGAACCGTGTCGGCCGTCAATCTCGACGGCGGGCTGTGCCGAGTCGATACGGGAAAAAACACAACCGGCTGGCTGCACTGGCTGAGCGCCCGCGCGGGTAAAACCCGTTCCTGGAATGCGCCGTCAGTGGGTGAGCAGGTTCTTGTTTTGTGCCTCGGCGGCGAACTCGATACCGGCTTTGTGCTGCCGGGAATTTTCTCGGATGACAACCCGGCTCCATCAGCCTCGGCCGATGCGCTGCACTGGTCATTTCCTGACGGCGCGGTGATCGAGTACGAGCCGGATACCGGCACGCTGACCGCAACCGGCATTCAGACCGCAACCATCAAAGCGGCGGTAAAAATCCTGTTCGACTCGCCCGAAGTGGAATGCACAACGCTGCTCAAAACTGCACAGTTGGAAGTTACTAAGGGCGGCACGATGAAAGGCGACGTTACTCATACCGGCGGCAGCCTGTCCTCAAACGGCAAGGTACTGCATTCGCATATCCATCCGGGCGACAGCGGCGGCAAGACGGGAGCGCCAGTATGACAACAGCAAAATACATCGGCATGAACAGGGAAACCGGCGGCGCGCTGACCGACCTCGATCACATCCGGCAGTCGGTGCGTGACATTCTGCTGACCCCGCTCGGCACCAGGGTGATGCGTCGCCAGTATGGCTCGCTTTTATCCGCCCTGATTGACCAGCCGCAAAACGAGGCGCTGCGCCTGCAGATTATGTCGGCCTGCTATCTGGCGATCCTGAAGTGGGAGCCGCGGGTAAAGCTGACCGCCATCAGCTTTGAGTCCGACATTAACGGCGCAATGGTGGTTGAGCTGTCCGGCAACCGCACCGACCGCGCGCAGCCTTTTTCCTTAACTGTTCCTGTGAGCTGAGACTATGGCAACTATCGACCTGAGCCAGCTGCCCGCGCCTGATGTGGTGGAGCCGCTGGACTATGAAAGTCTGCTGGCCGAGCGAAAGGCGACGCTGATTTCCCTTTATCCGGCCGACCAGCAGGAGGCGGTCGCCCGCACGCTGACGCTGGAGTCAGAGCCCATCGTTAAGCTACTGCAGGAAAACGCTTACCGCGAGCTGATCCTGCGCCAGCGCATTAACGAGTCGGCAAAGGCCGCCATGGTTGCCTATGCACTGGATAACGACCTTGACCAGCTTGGCGCGAATAATGGCGTAACCCGCCTGACCATTACCCCGGCCGACGATACGAGCATCCCGCCGACCGCCGCCGTGATGGAAAGTAACGACGATTTCCGGCTGCGCATCGCCTCGGCTTTTGAGGGGCTGAGCGTGGCCGGGCCAACCGGTGCATATGAATACCACGCCAGAAGTGCCAACGGCCGCGTAGCCGATGCATCAGCCATCAGCCCGTCGCCCGCCGTTGTTACCGTCACTGTGCTTGCGCGTGAAGGCAGTGGCGTGGCGGACGACGATCTGCTGGCCGTTGTTAACGCTGCACTCAATGACGAGGACGTGCGCCCGGTTGCCGACCGGGTGAACGTGCAGTCAGCGAAGATTGTGGAATATGAAATCGTGGCCGAGCTGTACCTCTATCCGGGGCCGGAGGCGGAGCCAATCCGCGCCGCCTCGGAGGCAAAGCTCGCCGCCTTTGTCAGCGCGCAGAAACGCCTAGGCCGGGACATTCGCCTGTCTGCACTGTATGCCGCCATGCACGTTGAGGGCGTGCAGCGTGTCAACCTGATTAAGCCTTCTGCTGACGTGGTGCTCGACAAGACGCAGGCCGCTTACTGCACGGGCTACGCGCTGACCGTCGGAGGCTCTGATGAGTGATCGTCTGCTGCCGACCGGCTCGTCAGCGCTTGAGGTTGCTGCCGCTGAGGCGCTGGCAAGCCCCGGCGCGATGAGCGTGCCACTGCGCCAGTTATGGAATCCTTACACATGCCCGGTGGTGCTTCTGCCCTATCTGGCGTGGGCGTGGTCGGTTGACCGCTGGGATTCGTCCTGGCCTGAATCGACAAAGCGCGCCGTTGTTGCCGCCTCGCAGTACGTGCACCGGCACAAGGGCACGATAGGTGCTATCCGCCGCGTCGTTGAGCCGCTGGGCTATCTCATCAAAATAATCGAGTGGTGGAAAACCGGTGAAGCGCCTGGCACGTTCCGGCTGGACGTGGGCGTACTCGATACCGGCATTACTGAGGAAATGTATAACGAGCTGGAGCGCCTGATAGCCGACGCGAAGCCCTGCAGCCGTCACCTTATCGGCCTGTCCATCAATCTGGACGCGAACGGCGCGCTGCCGGTAGCCGTTGCCAGCTACAGCGGCGACGAGCTGACCGTTTATCCCTATACCCCTGACCTTATCAGCGTCGGCGGGCCGGGTTATTCCGGCGTGGCGGTGCATCTTATTGACCTGACGGAAGTGAGCGCATGACGACAAAATATTTTGCCCTGCTGACCAATCAGGGCGCGGCTAAGCTGGCGAA